TGGTCAAACCCAGCTAACCAACCAAGCGGTACTTCGCATTGGGTTGGTGTTCAAGCATATCACTATTCTAATGGTAGTGCAAGATATGGTTGGCAGATGGCAGGTGGACCAATTACCAACTTAAGATTCAGAAGCAGTTGGTCAGGATATAGAAGTTGGAGAACAATCCCTGTATTAGATGAGAACAGTGGTAACGGCGGCGCAATGTATGCTGGTATTTACTACGATTCAAATAATACTGGTTATTATGCAAATCCAGCCGGCAGAAGTAGACTACAAGAAATTGACTTTGGTAATGGTAGTTACTATATAAGAGCTGGTTCTTGGGGTATGAGAAATCAGACTCCATCTGGATATATTGAGTTTGGTCCTGCTAACACTAGTCATGCTCATATTTACACTGATAGAAGTAACTTCTACTTTAACAGACTGATTCAGGTAAATGGTCGTTCACGAATGGACACCAACGATATCAGGTCTGATATATTCTACGATCTAAATAATACAGGTTACTATACTAATCCAGCAAGTACTTCGCGTATGAACGCGATTACTGTTAACGTGATTAACTCACCATACGCTGGTGGTAACTCTGGTATAACAAGAGCTTCCAAGCCATACTCATACGGTTTCCAGGAATCTGGTGGTTGGAGTTATCCTTATCCAGATATGGTATTCCAGTTCCATACTGGTCTGTCATTTGCAGCTAACCCATCATATGGTGGCATGAGATTCTTCAATGACTACAGCAGTGGAACTGTAAGATTCCAAATCAATGGTGGTTCAAGTTATACATACGCAAACACATGGTTAAGAGTTGCTGGTGCTAACCAAGGTATTTACTCATCTTATAACGGTGCTCACTTTGAACCTAACGCTCAAACCGGGTATGGTTCTTGGAACTTTAGAGGTTCAAGAAGTGGTTACAGAGGTATCTCATTCCACGATGCGGGCTATGACCCTCATCTAATGTGGGATGGTTCAGGTAATGGTGGATTCTATCACGAAGATTTAGGTAGATGGTTACTTTATCATAACCGTGGCAATAACTGTATGGGTGTCGGTTCTTCGGCAACGCGAGGCGGATACAGAATGCAAGTTAACGGTTCACTATGGTGTACTGGTAACATTGTTGCTTACTCTGATGAGCGTCGTAAAGAAAATATTGAGACCATTGAAAACGGTTTAGAAAAAGTATTACAACTACGTGGTGTAACATATACAAGAAAACTTGAAGCTTGGGAAGAAGCACAAGATAATTCCTTCCAAGGCACTCAAATGGGTCTTATTGCTCAGGAAGTAATGGAAATTGTTCCTGAGGTTGTAACACACGATGTTGAAGATGATGAGTATGGTATTGACTATCCTAAGATGGTCGGTCTACTCGTTGAAGCTCATAAAGACCAACAAAAATTAATAAATAGTCAACAAGAAAAGATTGACAAACTTGAAGAAATGTTATATAATATAATGAACAAAATGGAGAACAAATAAGATGGCATTAATACAGTCATACGAAGTACCTGGCACAGGATTAACTGCACCTGATGCATATTTTGTAGTTACAGATGTTAAGGTACAAAAAAGAATGGAAGATTTTCCACCCCCACCTGATGCTTCAACACCTACAGGTTTAACAAACAATGGTGTAAGAGAAGAAGGTACAGAGGTTTATTGGAAAGCTGGATATATAGCAGAATGCTATGTTACTATCTGGGCATCTAAAGAAGCTCGAGATGATGGAAATAAACCAATCGGCTTTGCGGGTTTAAACTCAACAGAAGTCGAAGCAGACTTACATATTGGTACAAAAGGATTGGACCAAAGATGTAGATTTTTTATCGATATGGATTCGAGCGATAGTCATATAGTTCAATCGTATAGTCACTTGAAATCACTTGATTATTTCGAAACCGCAATCGAAGATTAATAAATAGGTTATAAATAGATTTTTTATAGGAGAAATTAAAAATGGCACTAACAACAGATTACACTTGGGCTTGGGAAGTAACTCAAATCCGCAAAAGTGATCGACAAAATACCGAGGGCGCAACTTTAAGTAACGCTGTCGTTCAATCGTTCTGGAAATTAACTGGAACAAACTCAGGCGGAGTATCCGGCGAATTTTCAGGCGCAACTCCATTAGATCCAACAAATACCCCTGCTGGTTCTTTTGTTGCATTTGAAGATTTAACTGAAGCTACAGTACTATCTTGGATACAAAATATAGTAACTAGCGATCAAGGTTATTGTGATCATATTGCTGAAAGAGTTACTGCTTCAATTAATGAAGAGCTTACACAAGACGCATCAATGCCTTGGGCTCCTGAAGAAGACGTTACTCCTCCAGTACCAGATGATGCAGCTGATCCTGCAGACGAAGACGACGGAGAGTAAAGTTAAATGACTTACTCTTGGCAGATTCTAAATTTTGTAACTCGAGATGAAGTTAATGGCGATGGCGTTACACTAAGTAACGCTGTTGTCAATATTCATTGGAAACGAAATGGTATAGATTCTGAAGGTAATACTGCTAACGTTAATGGTTATACATCATTAACAGCTGGTTCAGTTGCTGGAGATGACTTTGTTGCATTTAATGATTTGACTGAAGAAACTGTTACTGCATGGCTTAACACAGCTAACGCAGATCTGATCGCTTCTTATAACGAAAAGATTCTGTCGAAATTAGCAAAATCTAGTGAAACTACTAGAGCTGTTCCCTGGTCATAAATAATAGTTGACAATAACACAAAAGTGTGTTATAATATAATATAGTTTTTTACATTATGGAGCATATATGCATGATTTACGTCATCATGGTTTAGTATACCATGCTTTAAAGCGTGGTGGATCTATCCATCCAATTACACTTCCGAAAGAATTAACTGGTGAAACTGGTATAATGAATCCTTCGATCTTCATTCACGAAGGTCGGATTCTTTTAAACGTTCGCCATGTCAATTATACACTCTACCATTCCGAAGGTAAACAGTTCCCGCATCTATGGGGACCACTTCAGTATATACACCCAGAAAACGATGTCACATTAACGACTCATAACATTATGTGTGAGCTCGATCCTAATATGAATATCTTATCTGCTGGTCGTATTAAAATGAATTTAGATACAGGTGAACCTACCTGGAACTTTATTGGTTTAGAAGATGGTAGACTATTTGCTTGGGAAGGTAGACTGTTTCTTTGTGGAGTACGAAGAGATTGCTACGACGATAAAGGCACAGGTCGTATGGAAATGTGCGAGATTGAATTTATTGATAATGAATGGCAGGAAATAGGAAGACATCCTATTAAAGCGCCAGGTGACGATGGTACTTATTGTGAAAAGAACTGGATGCCAGTACTTGACATGCCATGGCACTTTGTTAAATGGTGTAACCCAACAGAAGTTATCAAATACGATATCGACACAAGAACAACAACCACAGTACATTTAGACGAAGAGAAACAGTATAGTCAATTTCATCGTGACTTAAGAGGCGGTACACAAATAATGCCTATTGGTAATGGTAATAGGTTAGCCCTTACGCACGAAACAGATTTATATAAAGACACCTTCGGTCGAAAGGATGGCCACTACAATCACAGAATTGTCGTGTGGGATAAAGATTGGAACATAGTACATAATACCAAAGACTTCCACTTTATGGGCACCCAGATTGACCACACGACCGGACATGAATACAATATTGAGTTTGCTACTGGTATTTGTGTTTTAGATGGTAACGTGTTGATCGCTTATGGTTACCAAGACAATGGTACGTATATACTTAAGATGCCAGAAAAGGTATTTTTTGATTTTGTGAGTAAAGGATAAATTATTATGTTACAAGAATTATTAAACACACATTGCCTTGACCCTAAAAACCCACGTAAACTATATGACTTAGCTGCAGAATACGATCGTTTAGATCAAGGAGCTATGGCCGTATCATTATATCTTAAAACAGCCGATATCTCTGATACCGAGATCCATGATGAAAGGATTTTACAATATAAGTCTATGATTGGTATTGCTCGATGTTATCAAAGACAAAATAATAGATTTCACACAGTTGAAACATGCTACATGGATGCTATTGCGTTGTTCCCATTTAGACCTGAAGCTCATTTCTTTATAGCAGAATTTTATGAGCCTAATAATAAATGGAAACAAATGAAGATGCATACTCAAATGGGATTAGAGTATTATAATGGTGCATGGGAAGTTGAAGACATTCCTGGATTTGATGGATATCAAGGTCTACAATATTATGACGCACTATCTACATGGTTTATTGCAGGAACACAAACTGGTAAACATGCTTTCTTTGATCTAAAACACAGAGAAATTTTAGACGATAAGTATAAAGCAAAAGTAGATCACATGGTAAACACATGTTACTATCCAGATACTATACCTTATAAGCCAGAAGATTACGAGAGATTTAAATTTGACTTTGATAGTTTAGAGGTAATAACTAAAAACTACTCTAAGCACATGCAAGACTTATTTGTATTAGCTGTACACGATGGTAAGCGCAATGGTACTTATTTAGAAATTGGTTCAGGCGATCCTTTTGTTCATAATAACACAGCACTACTTGAAACTGAATTTAATTGGAAAGGTATTTCTATTGACAACTCAGAAGCTTTATGTTATAATTTCAAAGAGAATAGAAATAACATTATCGTATGTTCAGATGCTACTACGTTAAATTACGAAGAGTTATTTAATGTTCATTCTGTTGATAATAAAATAGATTATTTACAAATTGATTGTGATGAAGCAAGCTTAACAATACTCAAAAATCTTCCTTTAGATAATTATCAGTTCGGTACTATTACGTTCGAGCATGATTCTTATAGACTAGGAACAGGTATTAGAGATGAAGCTCGAACAATATTGAAAAAAGCAGGTTATGTTTTATTAGTTAATGATGTTGGATTTTTCCCTGGCCATGCTTACGAAGATTGGTATGTACATCCAGACTTAGTTGATATCAAAAAAGAGATGATTGGTACACACGGTATTAACTTTGTGTGGGATTATTTTATGGAGGAGCTATGATTACAGTAGTTGCAACAGGTGGTTTTGACCCAATACATTCTGGTCATATTGAATATTTAAGAGATGCAAGTACTTGTGGTACAAGACTCGTTGTTGGTGTTAATTCTGATGAATGGTTAACTCGTAAGAAAGGTAGATATTTTATGCCTTGGGAAGAACGTGCTGCTATTGTAAGAGAACTTGCTTGCGTAGATGAAGTAATATCATTTGATGATTCAGACGATAGTGCTATTCATGCATTAGAACAAGTTAAACTTTTATATCCTAATGATAGAATTATATTTGTTAATGGTGGTGATAGAACAAAAGATAATATTCCTGAGATGGCACTAGAAGGTGTTGATTTTGAATTTGGTATTGGTGGAAACAATAAAGCTAATAGCAGTAGTTGGATATTAAAAGAATGGGCCCAACCTACAACACAGCGTAAGTGGGGAACATATAAAATATTAGATTCTAATGGCCATTGGCAAGTTAAAGAATTAAGTTTTGATGTTGGTCATTCATTAAGCGATCAACGCCATACACATAGGTCAGAACATTGGCACATTGTAAGTGGTTCTGTTTTAATGGAACTCGATAGAGGCGATGGAATGCCTGGGTCAAAACACACAAAGATTTACCACGCAGGTATGAGCGTTGATATTCCAAAAGAAACATGGCACAAAGCAACCAATGTTGGTAAAGAATCTGCTAAAGTAATAGAAGTATGGTTAGGCGATATATTAGAAGAAAGTGATATAGAACGTCGCGATTAATATAAATAGAACTATACTGATTTAAACGCTAATAGTCGGAGGACGAAGATGGCAATTAAAATAAGTGGCGAAACAGTCATAAGCGACACTAAAAAGATAGGTAGATCATCAAGCGGCGATGGAAGACTTAACTGGCTAGAAGACGTCGATTTCACAGATTTTCATCCAGCAATAGAAACATTAGGCGCATCAGACGGAATCAATATAGGTGGTACTGCAGGTGGTGGAACTAGCTTATACTCATGTACTCTAACTACAAATAAGAATTTTTATAAAGCACCAGCAGGTTCTATTGGTGTTAGTGAATACGGCCACCAGGTTACAGTTTATTTAGATCGTTCTGCTTCACTCTATACTCCAACATTTAGCTCACAATTTAAGTTTACAACAACACCAAGTTTTGGAACTGACAGATATTGGACGCTGTCGATGGTTGCTTGGACAGATGGAAACTTCAGATGTACACTTGTACCATTCGACGAACAATCAACTCCATCATCTTCTTTTTCTAATTTTGGTGGTCCGTTAGGAAGTCTCCAATGGAACAACCAAGATAATTCATTCGGAAGTGGTACTCCTTGGGCAGCTGCTGGTATATCATTTCTTCACAACCCAGCAAATAATAGAGTTACTGTAGTAACATCTGGTGGTAACTCAAGAGAAGGTACTACACAACAAACAACATATGCAAACTATACTGGTTTAACTAGTATTACAGCTGTTGAAGTTCAATATAACCCAGGCAGTCAATCATGTACTGGAAGTAATTGTGGTTCTAACTCAGGTCAATCATATGGTCCACTACCAACTGATGACGGTAAAGCTGCTGGAACCTATTATAGTTGTGCTTCAAGTTCAGTCTTTTTTGGTTGGTCTTCTGAAGTAGATGTAAATTCAGGCACTGATAGCCAAACATTAGCTGCATTTAATTCATCTGATCCAGATTTTAAAATTAAAATTGTATGTGCTGAAGGTACTTTTTATTCAACAACAAACGTCGGAACCGGAGTTAACCTATTCACTAACTATGGCCCAACAGCAGGAATCGGAGGCATTTAATGAGTATTAAAATAGACGGCACAGCGGTTATAGATACTTCCTCAGGTGGCTCAATAAAATATAAAAATCTTTTGGGTCTCGAAGGTCAGTATAATGATGCGAAACCAATATACGCCGCCAATACCCACGAAAGTCAGAACGCTGCAACAGTGCAACATATCGCTGCAGCTGATACTACAACCAGTCGACTATATGGCGAGAACTTAACACTTGAAGCTGATTATAAAATGGGTGGATTTAATAGTCAAACAAATGGCGATCAGTACACATTTTTAGTAGACACATCAACTAACCTTCACGATATATCATTTGACACAACAGATGGTGAAGTATGGCATTTCCCAGATGACAGTGAGCCAGATTTTACAACAGCAAGATACTGGATGATTACAGTTACTGCATGGGATGGAACCAACATTTCAGTTACAACACAAAGCTGGGGAGCATAAAATGGCTTTAACAGGAAACTATATAACAGTAAAGCTTCGAAGATCCGATAATGACGAAAATACATTTGACGAGTGGCAAATGCACCCAGAACATGACAACGACGAAGATAACCATCAAGAGCTTATAGCTCTTATGCAAAGGTTAAGGACAGATATGAAGGACAGGAGTTAATAATGGCTATTAAAATAGGCGGCGACACGGTAATTGATGATAGCCGAATAATGCAAAATATAGCAGGTAACGAAGGAACATTATACACGCGATATAATGCTAATTATCCTCTTTCTGCAACAACTGATAATATAAACTTTTCAACTCCATTTATGTTTTGCGTACTAGATGCAGCAACCACGTTTACAGAAACTGGTGCAGCTATTGGTAAATCTTCACAAATGTTATTAGATATTACTACAGCAGGTTATGTACCTACGTGGTCGTCTAACATAAACTGGGCAGAAGGCACTGAACCAACATGGGGCGACTATCAAAGATGGCACTGCTTTTTTACAGTTGTAGCTTTAGATGAAATTAGAGCGACTGCATTCGGATATGGCGATATTACAAGTGTAGGCACACCTTCAAGCTGGCCTGCTGCAGCACAAAGTTTAGCTAGGGCAGGTGATACAGGAAATAGAACTGCTTATTCAGACGAGCACGAAAGCGGAAACTTGGGCGCTACTGGTTCAGTTTCAGGTTCATCATCAGTCACGACATATATTACACATAGAGCACCTCAAGGCGTCGACATAGGCTTAAGTTGGAATGGAACGGGCGGTGCTCAACCAGGATATTGGAACCAAAGTAACAACTTCATTAGCAAATCAGATGGTGATACATTAGATACATGGATAGAAACTAGTCTTTCAGCAGATTCGGCCAGATTTGTTAGAAAAAGTATTGGTGGCACCGTTATTGCTGATTCTGGATACATTTCAATAGGTACTGTTGGAAACCAAATAAGTGTTGCCACTAGTGTGTCTAGATCTAGATCAACGTCAGGATCCTCAAGCGGTAGTAATGAGCAAATAGTAGAATGCTGGTTAAGAAAAACAGGTTATACAGATACTAATGTAATTACTTACCGACATTTTGTTGAAGTTTATGTAAGTGCTTCTGGTTGTTTCCTTGGCTCAGCTAATCTATACAGATGGAATGTTGATACAAATACAGCAGATATTATAACAATGAGCGACGCTTATGAACAATTTGTTGCTAAAGAAGAAGATGCAGTTCATCACGTTATCGGTACAGACGGAAACAATAAAGAAATATTAGCTTTCAGTAAATTTGATTTAGAAGATACTTTCTATGCGTTCAACGGAAACGATACTTTTGTTTCAAGTAGTCACCCATTCTTAACAACTGACGGTTGGAAATGTTGTAATTTAGAAGATGGTAATCATGATTATCCAGATCTTGAGTTAACACAACTTGCAGTAGGTGACACATTACAAAAATATAACGCTGCAACGAACGAATACTACGAAGAAGAACTTACATCTATTACACCATTAACAGGTGAAACAAAAGAAGTATATTTACTTGATGTTGGCGGCGATGACACGTACGTTGTTGACGGATATGTAGTTCATAATAAGTAAAGGAAATAAAAGATGCCAAGCCACACATTCAATACACAAGCAGGGTCTCTAGCTACAGGCGGAACAGGCGGTGGTTCTGCGCAAGTTACCGGTTCTGTAACAGTTGAAAACGTAAGAGATGCAAGCGAAGGTACAGGTCTTCAAAATGCCCAACTAGCTTATGGTTCAACGTCCGCAGCTGCCGACACAGATCTACAAGTTATCTTTAAAAGACCAACTACTACTCAGGTGCAGCTGAGGATACAAGACGACAGCTCAGCATCAGGACCAGGCGCAGCAACAGATTTTGACACTGCTCAAGCTAATAATCCAACATCTGGCACTGATTTATACAATGATTTGAGCGGGGCAGTTGAAGGCCCTAACGGAACTGGTTCAATTGCAAGTCCTGGTACTTTTCGTTGGACTGTTGCAGAATACCAAGACGGCGAAGGCATGACAGAACACAGGCTTGAAATTTGGTGGAATGGTACTCGTGTACACTTACAGTTGATCGGTGGAGATGCTGTCACATCGAAGACTGTTGGCGCATATACATACACTCCTGGAAGCACCTACGCGTCAAATTCAACTACCACACATAAACAAGTCAGTAGAACTATACCAACATTTTCAGCTTACGCGTTTAACAGTAATGTAGGTACTATAACAGCAATTAGAATGAAAGTTACTGTGTCAGCAATGACGAACACCGCTGGTTCAGTAGCACCACTTAGAACTCTAGCTGGAACCCCGTTGGCGTCAGGTAGTAATGATTCTGGATGGATAACTTCTAATCTTAGTGATGGTATAACTTTAGATATACAGCACAAGCCAACGACTGCTACTACTCCGTCCGATAACGCAACTTATACTTTTGTTGCAGAAGTAGAATTATGGGCTAGAGCTTCTGGTGTATCTGACACAAAGCTTAAAGACTTTGGGATGTCAGCAACTACAATAGTAGACATATAAGATAAATATTAAAAACAAGAGTTAAATTAAATGGCCATACCAAATACAAGAGAACTTTTCAAAGATTACATTCTTAGAAAGATCGGCGCGCCTGTTATTGAGATCAACGTATCTGAAGAGCAAGTAGAAGATCGTATTGACGAAGCTATATCGTTTTGGAGAGATTATCATTATAACGGAAGTCAACAAGTTTATCTTAAGCATAAAATTACTGCAAGTAAATTAGAGCTTGATGCTGCAGTAGCAGGCAACTTTGTTGTGGGTGAAGAGATCGTCGGTGGTACTTCAGGCGCAAAAGCTACAATTGCAAAAGATTCTGATGGTAGTACAGTAGTTTATGATTATCTAACACATAAAGAACTAATACCTTTTGAAGCAAATGAAACACTTACTGGTGTTTCCTCTGGTGTAACTGCTACCATTACAACAGTAACTAAAGGTGATAGAGAAAACGGCTATCTTACCCTACCTCAAGGACTGCTTGGTATCTCTGGTGTATTTCCATTAACATCTAATCTTTCAACTGGTTCTGGTATTTTTAATGTTCAGTATCAATTTGTTTTGAATAACATTGAAGATATTACTGGTTATAACGTTCAAAACTATTATATGACAATGAGTCATTTACAATTCCTGCAAGAGATTCTTGTAGGTAAACCAATGATTCGTTATAATAAGCATGTTAATCGTTTGTATATCGATGTCAATAAAGACTTCCTTACACCAGGCGACTATATTATTATTGAAGCATATGATGTTATTGATGGTGATACTTACGGAGATGTTTGGGGCGATCGTTGGTTACAAAATTACGCAACAGTTTTAGTAAGAGAAAATTGGGGATTAAATTTAACTAAGTTTACCGGTATGCAATTAGTTGGCGGAGTTACATTTAACGGTGAACAGATTCTTTCAGAAGCACGTGCAGAACGAGAAAAGATGGAAGAAGAAGCAATTCGTTCTTACCAACCGCTTACTTATAACTTTATTGGATAATGTTTAGATGGCAACCAATGTATTCTTTAGAAACTACGATAACTTTAACGAACAGAATTTAATTGATGATTTAGTTATCGAGAGCATACGAATGTATGGTGTTGATGTTATGTACATTAAGCGTACCATAGGTGCTCGTGACGATGTTTTAAACGAAGATGATTTACCACTATACGATGAGATGTTTCAGTTTGAAGCTTATGTTAAAAACGTGGATGGGTTTGAAGGTGAAGGCGATTTCCTTTCTAAATTCGGTTTACAAATACGTGATAGTATTACATTCACTGTAGCTAACAGAACATTTGAAAGACATGTTACTAGAGAAGTTGTCGAGATCATAAGACCTCGTGAAGGCGATCTAATATACTTCCCTCTCAACGAAAAAATGTTTGAAATTAAATTTGTTGAGCATGAAAGCGTATTCTATCAGACAGGTGCTTTACAAGTACAAGACATGAGATGTGAGTTAATAGAATACAGTGGCCAACGATTTAGTACTGGCCATCCGAATATTGATAACTACTTTGATTCGATTGATACTACAAGCACTACAAATTTACAAGACCTTGCTAATACAGAAATTGACGGAAGTGATTCTCTTGCAAGAAACTTTACATTCGAACAAGAGGGTGATAATATCCTTGATTTCTCAGAGAGCGATCCGTTCACAGAAAATATTAATATAAGTGATACCTAATGGCTATAGCTAACTATTTCTACAACAGTACAACACGTAAATATGTGGCACTTTTTGGTACATACTTCAACCAATTACAAGTTAAAAGAGTTGATAACGGTGGTGTAACACAGCAGTCAATGATTGTGCCAATCTCTTACGCTCCTTATCAAAAGATATTATCTCGTTTAGATCAGAATCCAGACTTTAAAGCTAAAGCTGCGATCACTCTACCGCGTATGTCGTTTGAAATGACAAATATGCAGTATGATTCAGAACGTAAAATATCACCTGTTACTAAGATCAGAAAAACATCTGTAAGTGATGAGTTCGGTGGACGTAAGTTTGTTTATGCTGGTGTTCCATACAACTTAGATTTCCAATTGTTTATTATGACTAAATATCAAGAGGATGCTGTAAAGTTATTAGAGCAAGTAATTCCATTCTTTAACCCAGACTATACACAAACTGTCCGCTTAATGGAAGGTATAGATCCTATTGATATCCCTTTGATATTAAATAGTGTTTCAATGGATGAAGTATACGAAGGAAGCTTTGACGAACGAAGAGCGATCGTATATACACTTAACTTTACTATGAAAGCTTGGTACTTTGGACCTGAAAAAGAGAAAGGAATTATTAAGTTTGTTGATATACGATATGCAACAGACTCAACCAGTAATACTACACCAGAAGAGTTTTATACTCTACAACCTGGTATGGATGCTAATAATGTTGCAACTACAGACCAAGATCTTTCTGTTGATTACAGCTTAGTAGACTACGATGACGATTGGGATTATGCGGACGGAATAGCAAATACTGCACCAACTGTATAAAAGGGTTGACAAAGCACTTAAAGTGTGTTATAATATATAATGATTTTTAAATTATGATGGAGAAATTATGAGTAAAATTGGATTTACATGCAGCGCATTTGATTTATTACATGCAGGTCATGTACAGATGTTAAGAGATGCTAAAGCACAATGTGATTATTTAATGGTGGGATTACAGATGGATCCTGCTAAAGATAGACCAAAAGACAAAAACCCTCCGATACAATCTATTGTTGAGAGATATACACAACTCAAAGCAATATCTTACGTAGACGAGATCATACCCTATAACAGCGAACGAGATCTTGAAGATATACTAGAACTATATCATATTGATGTTCGTATATTAGGTGATGAGTATAGAGATAAAGAATTTACTGGTAAAGATATTTGCCGTAAACGAGATATTGATCTCTATTTTAATAAACGAGATCATAGGTTCAGCACATCAAAATTACGCAAGTCTTGCGCTTGGGTTAATAAAGATGGTGATTGGAAAATGACTCAAGAAGGCTAAATGAGATATGATAGACTCAGATCTGCCGCTTATGGAGAAGGCCGAAGATGGTTCAAGTGGTGGTTAGTATTTACAGGTCAACGAAGGTCATAAATAAATAATGAAACAAGATAAAATTGCAGAGGTTCTCAACATGCGATCACTACAAGACGCAGACGAGAGAAAACAAGAAGTTCTAGACGAACTCAACCCAGATAAATTGCCTGACCTACCAGAGATAACTGTTAGCAGCGATATCGTAGAGGTCGAGGGCGAAATACAGCCTCTCGCAGTTGTAGACAGCCAAGCTGATGAGAATCTAAAAGATATTGAGTTAGCCAAAGAAAATATTGAGAATATTATTAACTTGGGTGATGAGTCAATCAAAGAAATGGTTGAGATTGCAAAGCAGTCTGAGTCACCAAGAGCTTTTGAAGTTGTATCCACTTTAATGAAAACACTACTTGACGCCAACAAAGATTATGTTGAGATGTCAACGAAGAAGCGATACGCTAAAGAAGAAGCAAACCCAGCTAAGAACGAAGTTACTAATAATAATTTAATAGTATCTACTGCAGATTTGCTCAAAATGATAAACGGTGAAGAAGAGAATAAATGAGTAATGGATATTTAGGAAACTCTTATCTCAAACGTACAGGAGAGGCACTAGAGTATACACCTAAACAAATTAAAGAATTCGTAAAGTGTGCTAAAGATCCTATATACTTTGCTAAAAAATATATTAAGATTGTTCATGTTGACAAAGGCCTTGTTCCTTTTGACATGTACGATTACCAAAAAGAAATTTGTGATAAGATATTTTCATCACGACGTGCTTGTGTTTTAACTGCTCGTCAGTCTGGTAAGACAACTACTGCTGTCGCTGTTATCTTACATTATATTTTATTTAACGAATTTAAGACAGTAGCTATCCTTGCTAATAAAGGAGATGCATCTAGAGAAGTTATGGGTAGGCTTAAGTTAGCTTATGAATCATTACCCAAATGGTTGCAGCAAGGTATTGAAGAATGGAATAAAGGTAATATCGCACTAGAGAATGGTTGTCAAGTATTAGCAGGAACAACATCATCAAGTGCTATTCGTGGTAAGTCTGTTAACTTCCTATATCTAGACGAGGTTGCATTTATTGAAGGATACGATGAGTTTTTCGCTTCAGTATATCCTACTATTTCATCTGGTGAATCTACAAAACTATTAATGACATCAACGCCAAACGGTTTGAATCATTTTTGGAAAACATGTAAGGGTGCTGAAGAAGGTACCAATGGTTATCAGTTTACTAAAGTAATGTGGAATGATGTACCAGGCCGAGATGAAAAATGGAGACAAGAAACATTAGAAGCTCTTGACTATGACGAACAAAAGTTTAGACAAGAGTATTGCTGTGAGTTTTTAGGTAGCTCAGGAACATTGATTGATGGTGCTAAATTAAAAGAATTAGCATATTCCCGACCAATACAAGAAAGAGAAAACTTAACACAGTATGAAGCAGCTGTAGAAAATCATACATATGTAATAACAGTTGACGTATCTCGCGGTAAAGGACTTGACTATAGCACGTTTAATGTAATT